TGTTAGAGGAATGAGCTTTGCTGATAACTGGTCCTATCACATTAAGGTTGATGGTTGCTTATTAAATTTTTAATTCTTGACCAGTCTCTTAATTTACCTTCGGCGCCATGGATTTCTAGGTGAAATTGAACCCCAGACTGCGTCCCTTAAGTTAACAACTTTCTTTCCGAGATGGAATGCACCTAGATCACTAAAATAAGTATTTTCTGGATTGCGAAACGGCATTTCATATCCAACAACGGCATCATAAGAACGCTTTAACTCTTCACCGGTATAACAAAGACCTGAGTTATCAACAACTAAATCATCATCATCTTGTAAATACATGATAGTATCTAGATCATATAAAGAACGAGGATTGCGACATTGAACTCGACCTCCGGGACTAACTCGTTTATTTTCAAAAAACTTATTTAAAGTACTTTCTAACATTTCCCGATCCACCTCTAGTTTCTCACAAATTTCTTCAATTAATTCATTAAGTGATTCCCGGGTTTCAGTATCTCCCATTATTAAATCAACTAAACGTGCAGTTTCAGGTCCATACTTGAGTTCGAGTTCTTGTCTTATTTTCCGACGATCTAATTGTACGCTTGGTTGTTGCCGTGCCGCCATTGCACGCGTCCTTAATTCCTGACGTACTCGTTGTTCATCTTGTTTGGCTTTTTTAAGTCTTTCCTCCATTTCAATCCTTCTTCTTCGGAATTCTTCCTCTTCCTCCTCTTCTTCAGTATCAGGTTCGTGACCAAATAGTATACGAGGAATGTCTTCAGTATCCTGTGTTCTAATACTTTCGACATCACCATTTATAAGATGTTCCTCCCTCTCAACATCTTGTATTCCAATACTTTCGACATCATCACCATCTATAAGGTCAGTAATTATAAGATCAGTCTGTTCGGGGGCTTCCCTTGTAACTGATTGAGCCGATCTTCGCATTATATTCACCAAATCTGGTCTTTCATTGTATTCCGCATATTCTATTGGCGTCTTGCCTGTGTAATCACGAAGATTCAAATCAGCCCCAGCGTCAATTAAATTTTGAATACCTATATCATTTCCATAATCAATAGCGTAATAAATAGCTGTTTGACCTAGGTGGTTTTTATGGTTGACTCCTCCATCCCTTTGACTATTATGTTGTATTAAATTATGAAATATTTCTTGTACAGAATCTGACCAATCTATTGTCATGTAATAATGTAGTGCAATATTACCATCACCATCCGGTATCCCACTGTCTATATTTCTAAAATAGGTCAACAAAATTCGGGTAACGTTTGAATTTTCGGAAGCAATTGCGTAATTTAGAGGAGTGTAACCATCGTAGTTAGTGGCATTGATATCTGGTAATTCGTGACCCATCCTAGTTATAAAATCAAGAAAGTTTCTTATAGTATTTGGACCATCTTCACCAGATCCCAAAAAATGAAATATATTGTTACCATCATTATCTGTATGTTGTGGATCAGCACCATTTTCTATAGCTTGTCGGAATTCATCAACATTAAGGTTTTTGGCTGCTCTAAGTAATTTGATGTTGGGATCGCTCATTCTATATTAATAAAAATGTTTCTTTATAGTAAAGAAAAATGTTATTGGACAAAGTAGAAATATCTGATCTGGTCGAGTTATGTTATAATCCATCAACCACTAAACACGAATTCAAGTTTTATTTAAAACAATTCATTAGAGGCTCTGATACAAATAATGCGCAATTGGGTTTATTGTTAGTCGATGTTTCGGGAACAGCAAGACTGGATTTATTGCATTGTTTACTAGAAGAATACTGGACTCGAAACGTTCGAATAAATAATGGTGACTTGTTCTCTACTTTTGAACTAATGCTGAGTGGATTGAATGTTTTAGTCCCACCTTCCCCTGATTTTTTGAATTTGGAAACTAGAAATTACGATTATCAGTATCGGGAAATTGAACCTATTGTAAACTTTCTTGCTGAACAGTTACTAATGTCAGAGAATATCAACATAATCGAAAAATGGAATTTCTTCGCACTTGTCTGCGAAACCGGAAAATTGTCTACAGTCGAACGATATTTCCACATTCTTCAACTTGATAATACAACTATAGTTGACAGTTTAAACGCGGACGATGTCTTGGACTTATATCAAACCATGATAATTATGTTCCATCATCAGGTTGCAAAATTTATTTATGAACACTTCAAAGCCAAGTTAATATCATCAAAACCAAATATAAAACAACTATTAACCGATATTTGTCTTCGAGTTAAAGACAGTCAAAAACATTGTGGAGTGTATTGTGATCATTACTTAACTGTTAAACATTTGCTTGATGATTGGGACAAGAACGAAATTCCATCTATTATTGGAGATCGTGTATTGTTTTTTGAAATGATAACAATAGTTGCAGAGTCCAAATGTTTGACATTGGTCCGTTGGTTGATCTTTCGTTTTTACGGAAAATTCAGTTTCGATATTGAACGAGCCAAAACTTTAATCCGAGTGACGATGGATGTCGAAATTCTAAAATCATTATTGAAAATTTTCAATACCTGGCAACTGGATGTTAGCAAATGTCTAAGGGAAAATAATGAGGAAATGTTTTTACGTTTCATTGCTAATAATGATTTATTAGCTGCTCAATTTCTCTATAACTATCGTTCTAATACTTCTTTCCCAGTGGATTTGAGTTGTAGTGATTATGAATGTTTTTATAAAGCTGTCAGTATCGGTTCTTTAGAATTAACTCGTTGGCTTTATCTGATTATTACAGGAAAATCAATTGTAAACGATCTTACTAATATGTTAGAGAAAAATCTGTCAAGACCTAGCAGAATAAATGATACATCAAGGACTTTCAATCACCTAGATTTCCATGCAAATTATGAAGAGCTTTTTCATTTGGCTTGTCAAAGTAGAAACTTGTTATTAGCAAAATGGTTTTGGAATACATGTTTAGTAGCCGCTCACCCAGTCAATCTATATGTACAAGAAGGATATATTTTTAAGAATGTATGTGAGCGTGGTCTTTTTGAAATTGCCGAGTGGTTAACATCCCTGACACCCTATTTTATACTAGAACTAAAGAATGGAAATAACTACAGTGATAATGCTTATTATGAATACAAGATTGACTTACCACCTAAACCAGATAATGAATCAATTTCATTCGAAATTTTTGCTAAATCACATAAAATCGAAAAACATAGTAGTTATACCAATTCTAATAGGAGTTGTCCTATATGTAATAATTTAGACAGTGATAGTTGCTCTCCAATTATTAATATGCCATGTAACCACTCCTTATGTTTTGAATGTTTACATCAATATTATCTAGAGTCAGAGCACCCTTTGAAATGTTTTCTCTGCCGAAAACGTTTCAGTTTTGTCAAATGTTTCGTTGATTCATAAATAGCTATTGTTCATACTTAGAAAACAATACAGGCCGATCGCAAATCAACAACTCGATCTTCAAAAAATAGCTAAACAGTCTAAATGTTTAAATGTTTAGCTATTTTTAAACTTGTAACTGACAGTTTGTTTTGCAAAATTCGACTTCGCCAAAACTTATTTCATTCGTAGTCATCAAAAACATCTAAAATTTTTGATGATTTGTGAGCGTAGCACAAGTTAAACTAGTACTTCGCGCTATTTTACAAACAGTGTCATCAAAATTAGTGTTTTATTTTTATAAATATAAGATGAAAACATATCAATTAGGGTCGGGAAATATAGTTTATATTGGTCAAAATGCCAAGGAAAATTTCGAATTAATAGATAACGCTAATCCAGATGATTTATGGTTTCATCTCAAAGGACTACCATCTTGCCACGTTGTCTTACATACCATAACCAATAATAACGACGCAGAAATTCAAAGAGTGGGCGAACTATGTCTACAACACACGAAATATAGAGGTTTAAACAGTGTTTATGTCGAATATTTGCCTGTCAAATATGTAAAAAAGACGACAACTCTTGGGAAAGTCATTCTACGGAAAAAACCTCTATATATTAAAATAGGTCGATAACTCAATAGATTATAAATAATTTCATATTTATATAGCAATAAGATTATGTATGTTGGAGTTATCAAACATCAAATTACTATGTTTTGATATGACCTATCAACAAACTGGTGATGGACCAAACAATTTCGATAGCGATGAAAGGCGAATTGATGATGAAATAATCTGTTTTGAACCATTATATACTAAATTATTGACATTAGATGATGGTCCCAGAATAAAGGGAAAAACCATGACCACTAAGCCATTATATGCTAAATTATTAACATTTGACAATAGTCCCAAAATAAAGAGAAAGAATAGAATCGCCAAGCCATTATATACCAAATTATTAACATTACTAGATGATCAAAAAACTATAAAAAATGAGACAACCTCGCATAATAATTCAAGAAAAATAAATAAAAAAGACGAACTACCCTGTTATATGCGATTATTGACTTTGACTCAAATATATGATGTGATCGAACAAGAAAATAAACGATCATGTGAAGAAAAAATAGAACACAAAAAAATAGGGCACAAAAAAATAGGACAAGGATTGGAATGCACGGAACACAATATCGATTTACGTAATATATTGTATTTATTAAACTGTCTTCGTATCAATGTTATACTTGATTGTGAATTTGATAATGGATGTGTATCTAAGACAACAATAGAGAATATAAGTTTCTTGCAAACTTTCTTTCGCAAAGAAAAAATTACCATATTGGAGTCTTCAATCATAATTAACAATTGCCATAGCCCTGAATTATTACTATTTGATGATAAGCATAAAGTCATCCCTTTCTTCCAAATAGGATATAAGTCCCCATTAACTGATCAACTATTAGATATTTGTAATAAATTGGTTTGTTTTATCAAATGTCACTTGTCTGGTGATTATCATTATGACTTTGGAAAGTCAAGTACAAAGGCCGTTTCTAAAATAAGTACAGCTATACAGATGATTGATATTGTACTTTACCAAATTTGCCAAGACACTGAAAAGGGTTGTGTAGGTGACTTAGTTCAGTCCACAATGTTTACTCTAATTCGGTTTCTGTTTTCTAATAATGTTTTTGTACTTTATGATAGTAACATGCAGATTATCAAAAATTTCAATCGTTATGACGATATTTATTATTATGGTATCCGACTGTTTGATAATTGCGGTAACCCAATCAAAGTGGGGATGATTTATTGCGCGACTTATGAAAATGGTTGTAGTTATTCTATTGGAAGATTGGCCCAGCCTACACGTTATGTAGATATAAATCTAAATTATCTTAGTTGTGTCACTACTGATAGTAATGCTTTATGTAAACTGAAAAATTTCTTTATCTCTGTAAAAGATAAATTAGAGTAACATAACAAGCAATAGACTTACTTAGTCTAGTAAGTCATTATTGATTTTGGAATGAGATGTTCCACAATATATATTATTCCAAATAGAAATTCTATCATGATCAGAGGCTGAAGTCGAACTAAGGGATTGTTCTAAATCCTGAATAAACATGATCACTGTTAATTTGGGATCTATCTCTTTGACTGTTTCTAAATACTTGAAAACTATTGGTAAATAACCTGGACTACTTAGATGTTCTTCACTTAGACTGGGACTATTGTTGTGCTTCGTGTCTGGGCTATTATCATTTTGCAGTTCATTACCAAAATCTTGTTGTCGCCAAGAACATAAGAAATTATAAGCATATACAGTTAAATAAGCTGCTACAATTCCGACACTTCTTGAAAGTCCGGCGTAACAATGTACTAAAACATTCTGTCCTTCTGACAACTTCTTGTTAATCATGGGAAGTGCCTCGCAAATAGCCTTATGATAGAGAGTTGGATCCGGGGGATCTTCGAAATAATATTTGTGATATTCGATATTAGGTACTTCGTTATAACCATAATTAGCATATGTTTCTAAAATCGCGCAACTATTGATGACGGTTTTGATTTGATGTTGTTCTAAAAGTACCGAATTTTGACTGGCACTCAGATCCGAAAGATAAAGTATCCCCCCGGCTGGATGTCCATAAACCTTGTACAGTTCACAAAATTGCGTTTGCGATTTATAATTTTTTGATGAAGACCGGTGAAAACAAGATAGTGGTAATAAAAGAGGTGGCCTTTTGGCCGTTTTCATTGTTTATATAGAGAAAATCAACTATAAAATCAAAACATAAATTTTTTTTCTCGTGGATTGGACATTCCAATTGACAAAGTCTGAATGCTCTTTAAGTCTCTATGAAATTTGATATCAGTGTTAATTAGAGAATGGTCAAGAATTCATTCTTCCTAAGAATTAGAAAAAAATTCGCTCTCAACCACCAATGTGATATGTGTTAATTATTGGCCCACTCAAAATCAAGAACATGTCTGAACATACTCGGTGGTCTTTCCAATAAGGCAGTTAATGCCGTTTCAGCCTGATTAAAAGTAGTAAAAGTGACAAATCCAAACCCGGTGGATTCGCCTTGTCGATTTTTGACAAGATTAACCTTATGAATAGTTTCTCGTCCAAAACGGTCTGTCATATAGTCTTTGAGTACTTCAAATGATACGTCTTTTGGTAAATTTGATACTTTCAGGGAAAAATTAGTTAGAGTGACAGTTGATGGTCTCCAAGCATTGGTGGTAAACTGAGATGGTTGGTCCGATACAGTCGAAACCTGAAATAGTTTTGGTTCACCATTTTCAGATTTAGATTGCCGCAATTGTTCCATTTTCCTGGCTATTTCATTTTCACCAGTTCCGGTATTAGTGCTCACTATAATCAATTTAGTTAGCTTATCTAGTAACTCTACTGCTTTACTAGCATCACGAGCAGGTACTCCCAATTTTGATTCATTCTCAAAAGACCATTTTACATTTCTTCGTTCTTGTAAACCTTTCAATTGACTGGCAAGAGGTTTCTTGTTTCTGTAGGTTTTACGTGAAATTTCATATTTCTTACCATCATCACGCTCTTCAATTACAACTTCGTCTTTAATCAATTCCTTACAAATAATTGGCTGTTTAACACTCATAAAGATGATATATATATTAAATAATTTTTGAAAAATTTTTCAGAATTATAACCAAAATCATCAAATGGACTATTACAGCACAGGTCAAGCATTAATGATGGATGCGGCTGATGGTCAAATTGATGGTACTCTTTATGGGCGCCCAATTGCCGCTAATTCTCAAAGTGCTCTAAATCTAGATATGCAAGATGGGCGCATGGATGGCACATACTATGGAGCCCCTATCGTATCAGCCACCACCGGACCTCATATGTATGGATCCTCAAATGCTTATGGTGCTGGACCAGTAAATGTTTATGGGGCCGGACCGGTAAATGCTTATGGACCTGGTCCAGTAAATGTTTATGGCGCTGGGCCCAATTATAATGGATATAACTATGCGCAACAACAAGCTTTACAAATGGATGCAGCCGATGGTCGAATTGATGGCACTTTTTTTGGACGTCCAATTGCTGCCACTCCTCAAAGTGCACTAAAGTTAGATATGCAAGATGGGAGGGTTGATGGTATGTATCATGGCAAACCAATTATATCGGCAACACAACAACCGTTTAATTACCAGTACTAAAGGATCAGAAAGAATTTTTATTATATTGAAATTTCGATTATTGTTTTGGGTGTCTAGATTTACAGCATAGTGTTTGTATATGTTTACACACACAATTATGGTAAGTCCTAGCGTATATGGTAAGTCCTAGCGTATTCCTCGTATGTTTTTCCATTTCTTTTAAATGTTTGCAAAAATTATATGTTAGATATCAACACATAATAACGATTGACCATTCTCAGTCACAATACGAATGTACGAATTTAAGGTTATTCGACCTTTCTTTGGTTGTCTATGACTGATCCACATCTTATAAGCACGTTCTAAACTTTTATGAGTTGGGACAGAAACTTGTGACCGATGTGCCAGAGTTATGACCACCTTATTGAACATCTCCTGATCAATTAGATCAGACTCTAATTTCAACTGTAATACATTTGTTTCTTTCACAACATTTCTCAGCATCTGCTCTAAACTTTGTTGTCTGGATAAATGAACTGTGATCAGATGATCTTTCAATCTTTCCAAACCCAACAAAAACTCTGGATAACAATGAGCCAATGTATCAATAATCCCATTTCTGATTCGATAACGAGTCGACCAAGGGGGTGTCGAATTTCTAGTATGATGTAGCCCAATATTTCGCGCTTCTTTAATTATTTCCGCTTTATTTACAGTCAAAAAAGGCCGCAGGATTGGCATTGGAAATAAGGTAGATTGCTTATCAAAATCCAATGTATATGGTGACATAACCGAAAGATTCGAGTAATGTTGGTGTTTAGTGATATTGGTTAGAATGTTTTCAAAACAATCATCTCGGTTATGACCTAAGAAAACTGGCATCCCTATAGATCGATAAAGATCAAACCTAATATTTCTCGTATAGCGCTCATAAGCGTTGCGACTTAATACAATATTGTTCTTGTCATCATAAAGATCAGTATCAGAGTGAGCTCGTTTGATCTCAGTGATCTCTCGTAAATATAAAGGAATGTCTTGCTTTTCGCACCACTTCCGGATAAATAGTGCTTCTAGATGACTCTTTAGTCTATTGCCATAATTAATATGAACAGCCATCACTTGATCTAGGATAAGCTCCCGTCTTAGCAAACTAAGATAATAACACAATAAAAGACTATCAACTCCACCTGAAAGACTAATGCAAACTTCCTTGCTAATCTTTTGTTCTCTTTGCATCTGAATAATAAAACTTTTGAGATGATGATAGATTATTGAATTTATATCCGGGATCTCTGGTTGATAGATTGATAAGGAGATAATGTTTGTTCTGATCATTAGTCTAGTTAATAAAGAATAGTGGTCAAAATCAATAATGGAATAGATGTCACTATCAAGGGTTTGTTTTTGTATATTATCTGATTTGTTGACTGTCTCTTTATTGTACTGATAACCTATTTGATAAAGAGCTTTTTCAAGATCAAGTTGACCCGCATTTAGAAATCGCTTATAGATTTGAATTGAATTTATTTCTGCTAATTCAGAAATAATTTGTAAAGATAACTTTATTTGGTCTATTTTTTTGGAATGTCTAAGAGGTAAGAGAGCGAAACATTGTTGTTCTGGTGTTAAATGTTTCAATAAATTATTGTTGACTAAATAATATGACCATTTAGTAGTCATTGTATTATAAAGATCGATATGGGTTGGTTCTCGAAAACATCTTCGATGATGTCGATAGAATTGATCATAAATCAAAATGAAAGCTAGGACTGTTCTGGTCTGTTGTATTTCGCATGATTCGTTATGAGAATAATCTTGATTGTTAGTCGATTCATAGTCTAAGTTATTAAAATAATAATCTAAAATATGAAAATATGTGCTGACTTGGTGATCATCTTCAGGTGAACATTTGAACCATCGA